AGATTGACATTCATTGACGGTTCATCCGTCATTGCGTCCTACGACCACCTATGGAATATCCGTAGAACTTGCTATGTCTCAAAGAAAAGACACATCAACAACCTTGACTTGAAGGATGATTGGCGAGTTTGGACTACTCAAATGATTGTGGACTTCCTTCAAAAAAAGAAGGATGGAGATTTGAAGAATGGGCACATCGTTGTTCCATTATGCGAACCCGTAAAGTTTACGCAAGGTATTGGACGTGGTAGAAGACCGTACTTCGACCCGTATGTTTATGGTGCTTTACTTGGCGATGGATGTACAACTGACACAGTTATTAAACAAGGTAAATGCTTGCTTGAATCAGAGCCAAATCAAGTTGTAGATGAGTTTCTTCTTTCTGGGTTGGATATGAGCAATGTTAGATACAAGGAAGATTCTCTATCTAATAGCTACATTATCAAGGATGGTAAACTTATTGAAGATTTGAAGTATTTTGACATTGCAGGTCATAGCGCATTGGATAAATATGTTCACAAATATTTCTTATTCGGAAATGTAGAAGAAAGATGGGCTATTCTTCAAGGTTTGATGGATACAGATGGCACGGTCGATAGCCGTGGGCATTGTTCCTTTACTTCAATTAGCGAACAGTTGGCTAAAGATGTAAAGTTCTTGGTTAATAGTTTGGGTGGTGTGGCTACCGTATCAAAGCACGAAGCAGGATATAAAAACGAAGAGGGAGAATATATTAGATGCAATGATGCTTATGAAGTGTATATCCGAATTAAGGATAGCGAAAGATTGTTCCGTCTCCCTTATAAAAAGGAAAGATGCCGTGAATACAATGGAGGTATCAGTGAATACACAAGACGGATTGTTGATTTTGAATATGTAGGAGAACAAGAATGTTGCTGTATTGCGGTAGATAATGCAAATAGCCTTTTTATGGTTGAGGATTTCATCGTAACACACAACTCCAAGAGCTTCTCCTTACTCATGGAATCGCTGAAAGACATCCGAAACAGCCGCTTCAACGCAATCCTTCTCCGTAATGAACGAGACGACTTACAAGACTTGGTAAACACATCCTATCAACTTTATTCACCATTCGGCACATACAATCGCTCCATCAACGACATGACATGGAACTATTACAACGGGGGAAAGCTGAAATTCTCATACTATGCAGGCAATTACGAAGATTTTGAAACACGTTTCCGTGGCCGACAATATTCCTACATAGGCATTGACGAAATCACACAGATAGCCTACAGAAAGTTCAAGTTCCTTGTCACTTGTAATCGTAACGCATTCGGCATACGAAACCGCTTCTACGGCACTTGCAACCCCGACCCCGATTCATGGGTACGGAAATTCATTGACTGGTGGATTGACGAGAACGGATTGCCGATACCCGAAAGGGATGGAGTCATCCGCTATTGCTTTATGGACGGAGATACACCCGAACAGATTTATTGGGGTGCTACACCCGAAGAAGTCTACGAGCAATGCAGTGACATTATCGACCCTTTATGGAAGGAAGAATACGAAGCACTCGGATTCAACAAGATTACCATGTTCGTCAAGTCCGTCACATTCATTAAGGGTAAATTGGAAGAAAACATCGCACTCATTTCATCCGACCCGAACTATGTGGCCAACCTTGCGCAGCAAGACGAAGAGCAACGTGCCCGTGACCTTGAAGGGAACTGGAATTTCAAGCGGACGGGTGACGACATGATTAAGATGGAAGATATGGAACGGATGTTCGATGCAGCCGAACAGACATTGAACGGAGTGCGCTATGTATCTGCCGATATTGCCTTTGAAGGAGGCGACTTCTGCGTGATGTGGCTTTGGGAAGGCTTGCACATCAAGGACTTGTTTGTCATGCGTGAAAACTCGGCAAATACCGAAACCATGTTTGCGGCAAAGCTGATTGAATGGGGAGTGCGTGAGGAGAATGTGGTGTATGACTATTGGGGAGTAGGGCAGGCATTGTCAGGGCATTTCAAACGTGCGGTCAAGTTCACAGGTACGGAAAAACCGAAAGAGCCTTTCGACAAGTCCTACAAGAACGTGAAGTCACAATGTGCGGAAATGCTCGCCCACTTCATACAAGACGGGAAAATATCCATCGAACCACGACTGCTCGACATGAAGTTCAGTGGAAAGAAGGGAAAGTACAGCAATACTCCGTTGAGACAGATTCTGATGAAGGAACGCAAATGTATCCGACACAAGGAAAATTCGTCTATCGGAGGCTTTGAACTGATTAACAAGGAGGGAATGATTAAAGCGGTAGGGTATTCGCCCGACTTCTTTGAATCATTGATATATAGAATGATTTTTGACGTAAAAACACAACACAAAAAACCGAAAGGACTATGGATGCTTTAGACTTGAAAGAGATTCTTGTACGCAAGCCGTTCAAGAGAATTACTCCGATTGATTGTCGGATGGGCGGACTTTACAAAGAGGGGGTTTCTTACGATGATTTGGACACGCCTACTTACGAAATCGTTTCGCAAGCGGACTTCATGCGTGAATTTGAACCGACAGGACACATGATAAACAATCCTGTCATTTATCCTGACAAGAAAAGGGTAGACCCCGAAACGAAGCAGGAATATACAGAACCGATGGCACGATGCGCTTTCGCATTCCAACGTATCATTACAGTGAAGCAGTTGGCTCATCTTTGCGGAAACGACATCCAGTTTGAAATGCCGTCATCAAAGGATGATGACACGACCAACGAAACATTCTTCAAGTTCAAGGAAGGATGGTCTGTGAAGAATATGGAAATCGCTTGGTTTGAAGCGGCTAAGTCGGTGAAGATTACGGGCGATGTGGCTTTTGTCGGATACAAGAAAGGAGGAAAGTTCTATTGGAAGGTATTGTCCTTTATGAACGGAGATTCGCTCTATCCTCATTACGACTCCATTACAGGCGAATTGAGCCTCTTTGCACGCAAATACAGCGACATGGACGAAAACGGAAAGGAATCCGCTACTTATGTAGAAGTATGGGATGAAAAGAATCTGTACCGCTTCAAGAAGGACAAGACAGGTGCTACTGGCCTATATAATAGAATAAAGGAGATATTCGGCTTGCATGGGTATCGTTTGTTAAGTGAAGAACCGCACAACTTCCCGTTCATTCCCGTTGCATACAAACGTGATGAAAATGGTGCTTGTTGGTCATTCTCACAAGGAAGCATCGACCAATACGAACTCGCATTCTCGCAACTTGTGCAGAACAACACCGCTTTCGCATTCCCGATTATGTACATGAAGGGCGATGAGGTGTCCTTGGTAGGCGATATGACGGGTGCTGTAAAGGGTATCACGATGGCAGAAAATGAAGATGCAGGATTCTTGAACACGCCCAACGGCTCTGACTTGTTCACCTTGCAGCTTTCCACCTTGTATAAATTGATATACGAACAGAGCTTTGCGGTAATACCTCCCGAAGTGCGTAGTGGGGATATGCCTGGGGTGGCGGTCAAGTTGCTCTATTCTCCAGCCGTAGAGTTCGCCATGAAGGATGCACAGGAATACCAGTCGTTCTTGGACGGAATGGTGCGTATCTATATGAACGGGTATGGTACGGAAATCGGACAAATCAGTTCGTTCAACGCATTGGAGATTTATTCGTGGATTCTTCCTTATGTGCCACAGAATGATTCCGAACTGATTCAGAATTTGGCGGTAGCGGTACAGAACGGCTTTGAGTCACGACAGACCGCTTCTGAAAAAATACCGATGATAGCCAAGAACAGCGAATGGGAGAGAATCTTGAAGGAACAGAAGGAACAACAACAACAGGATATTCTCGCACAAGTGGAACTGAATAAGGCTACACAGCCGCAAGATACCATTCAAGTAGAGGAAGTTGAATGAATTACACCGATAGGGACATAGAAGAAGCGAAGTCCTTTATCAGAAAGAGGGTAGAGGCGGAAATCTCCATGCAGAAACATCTGGACGATGCGCTCTTGTGGGCTGCTAAGGAGATTATCGCCATATCCTACAAATACAAGATAAAGGCATCGCTGTTCCGTTTCTCCACAAACAGGAGTCTGGGCAAGGAAGTGGATGCTGTCATAGAGAAACTAAGGGAGATGTTGTACGACTATACTGAAAAGGCGAGTGTATCAGTAGATGAGGATGAGGGGAATGCAATTATTCCGTTTATCAATGCCGAATCTTATGGCCATACCTTGAAAGAACGAATAGGTATCTACACGAACCGATACAAGTATGAATTGGAAGCTTTCATTGCTTCGGGTTTGCTGGCAAGCTATTCCGAAACAGGACTCCTTTCGGCCGTAAGAGGAAATCTGAATGCTCCCTATAACAACCCTCTTTTCAGAAACTCCGTACAAAAAGGAGGGATACTTGCTACTCGAATACGGACAAACGGCATTTCGTATGGGCAAGGACATTCCAACTCTTCCCGAAACCTTCTGAACACACTCCTTAGAAATGCGGTAGGTGCTGCATGGATGTTCGTCTACGGAGAGGTGGCAAAGAGTAAGGGGGCGATAGGTTTCTATTCATTCCGAGGAAGCAGCTATCCATGTAAATATTGCCAAGATTTGGTAGGGTATCACCCAATAGAGGATTACCAAGGGCAATGGCATCTTAATTGTAGATGTTATTTTGTCTTTGTCTATAAATAACTTAGCGGATAGAAAGGAGTAATTAACCTTTCGACAAGGTGAAGTCGATACGCTTTCCGCTATTTTACTTTTATCGACATAAACGCAAAATATCGACATTATGAATTTTGAAAATGAAATTTGGAAAGACATACCAAACTACGAAGGGTTGTATCAAGTAAGTAATTTGGGTAGAGTAAAATCCTTAGACAGAAAGGTTCTTAGAAAAGACGGCAGGATTGACAATATTAAAGGTAAGATGCTTAAATTTTACAATACCCGTGGTTATTCTTATGTAGACATTTGCAAAAACGCAAAATATAAAAAGTGCAAAATACACAGATTGGTAGCGAAAGCATTTATCCCAAACCCAAATAACTATCCATCAGTAAATCACATAGACGAAAATAAGAAAAACAATTCAGTATCAAATCTTGAGTGGTGTACTGTTGCCTACAATAACAATTATGGCACATGTAAACAAAGAACAAGAGAATCGCACATAAAAACTCATGGAAGAATGGTAAATATGTTCGACTTAAACGGAAATTTTATTCGTTGCTTTGAATGTTCAAAAGATGTGGAAAGAGCAGGGTTCGATAGGAGGGCAGTGGATAGGTGTTGTAAACTATTATGCAAACAGCACCGAGGTTACACTTTTAAATATTTAAACTAACAACAATATATATGGCTTTACCGAAACCGACAAGCGCACTGCTTCGTGAGTGCAAGAAAATGAAACTGAAAACGCCCATGCACAAGGTGTTTTGCGACCTTGTGGTAGCTGGATGGGACAAGGAGGATGCTTATGCTTTCAGTGGCCTTTGGAATCCCACCTATTCAACAGTCATGAACCTACAGGACATGAACCATCTTTTGAAGGAAAGTGCCATAAACGCCTACATGGATTCCAAATCGGAGAAAAACGAAGCGATGAAGAAGAAGGCGAAGAAAGCGGCCATCGAAGCGGAAAGAAAGGAGATAGCGGAAGCACCCGACATAGACATGACAGCCGAACTCTCCAAGGACAATCAGCTAAAGGAACTGCTCATCGCAAAAAATCAGCATCCCGTTGGGAGCAAGGAATGGCTCGACATCAAGAAACTCATTGCCGACCTTTCAAGAATCAAACAAGACGATATACAGGAGGAAGATGATGTGGTACACTTCTACGTTCCCATCCAGTGTCATAACTGCTCGCTATACATGGCGCAAAAAGCGAAAGAGAAAAAGAACAAACAATAATAATTGATAAAACCCCACATTTTTTTTCATTAGTGGCATTTTTTATCACTATTTTCTTTGTAGTAGTGGAAAATGTCACTATATTTGTGGTGGAATAGTGATAATATTCAGTGAATCTCGCTTCGTAGCGGTCGTGGGTAGTAACAAAAAAAGATATTAGGGCTTTCATAATTGAAGCAGACCGCTACATTAGGCTTCTTTTATGATTGCTCTTAATTTTTTTATATATATGAAGTACGATTTAAAAGAACACGGCTTGATTGACGAAGAAGGAAAGGTAACTTTGGTTG